TAAAAATTGATGTATAAATATAATATAATATACTATTTTTATATTTATTACATTACAAAAACCAATACTAAAAAAACCAATACTTAATAATCAATAATTAATGTCTAAAAATTGATGTATAAATATAATATAATATACTATTTTTATTTAAAACCAATACTAATAATATTGCTATTACTATAGCAAATGGGTAAAAAAAATAAGGATAAAAAACAATGCGACCTACCATTTGTAAGTATATGCACTCCAACATTTAATAGACGCCCTTTTTGGGAATATACAATTAAATGCTTTAATCATCAAGATTATCCAAAAGATAAAATGGAATGGATTATTATAGATGATGGCACAGACAAAATAGAAGATTTAGTATGTAATATAGAACAAGTAAAATATTTTTATTATAGCCAGAAAATGCCATTAGGAAAAAAAAGAAATCTTATGCATTCAAAATCCAAAGGCGATATAATAGTATATATGGATGATGATGATTATTATCCACCTGAAAGAGTATCGCATGCTGTTAATATGTTAGTAACACACCCAAATGCTTTATGTGCGGGCGCGAGTGAAATATATATTTGGTTTAAGCATATACAAAAAATGTTTCAATTTGGTCCATATAGTCCATCTCACGCAACTGCCGGAACATTTGCGTTTAAGCGTGAATTATTAAAAGATCATAAATACGATGACCATGCCGCTTTAGCCGAAGAAAAAGCTTTTTTGAAAGATTATAGCGTCCCGTTCGTTCAATTAGAACCAAAAAAAACCATCTTAGTATTTTCACATATTCATAATACATTTGATAAAAAAAGACTATTAGAAACGGGTGAAAATCAGTTTCAAAAAACATCTCATCGCAGTGTAGACGAATTCATAAAAGATAAAGACTTAAAAGAGTTTTATATGGAGAGATTAGAAGGGTTGTTACAAAACTATTATCCAGGTGATCCAGTACATAAACCAGATGTAATACAACAAATTAAAGAAATAGATGAAGAACGAAGAAAAATGGCATTAGAGCAGCAAAATCAAGGTCAAGGACAAATTATTTTAAGTCAAGATGGAAAACAAATACCATTAAGTAATGAACAAGTGGTTGATATAATGAGAAAGCAACAAGAACAACTACAACAGTTTATTAGATTATTACAAGAAAAAGATAATGAACTAGCTAAATTACAAGGCAAACTGGATGATTATGAAAATGTAGATAATACATATGACAATCCAAATTCAAATGCTAATTCAAATAAATATAAACTACAATTGGAAGAAGAGAGGCAGCACTTTTCAAAGGTAGTACAAGAAAAAAATAGTATAATAAATAATTTAGAACAAGAAGTAACAAGTATTAAGAGAGAGTATGAAGAAAAGAATAACTTGCTAACTAAATTAGAACAAGAAGTAACAAGTATTAAGAGAGAGTATGAAACTAAAGAAAAGGATGAAGGAACGGTTCATAGTGATGACGGAACGGATCATAGTGATGAAGAAACGGGTCATAGTGATAAGCAAAGCACTAAGCAAAGCCAAGACAAAAGTATTCAAACATGCATAGAAAACACCAATAAGGTTCTAGTTTTAGAAAAAGAACTAGCTAGTTGTAAAAATACAATTGACAAATTAAATCTTTTAATTGACATTTTGAATAAAAAATAAAAACTAAAATAAGTAAAATAAACTAACTAAGTTTCTAACATTATATTATAATATTATAATATAATATTATAATGCTATTATTAGGACTTTGTGGGCCAGCGTTAGTTTATATAGGTTTTTCGCTAATTCAAATTTTTATTGATATTTATGCCGGTGTTTTTAATAGTGCTTTTCTAAAATTTGTAGTTATGATTATATTTACACTAATAATAAATATTTTATGTAGTTTAGGTTTCACAGTAATTGCGTGGGTCCTTGTTTTTATTCCTATAATAATGATGACGTTAATATCCACATTATTATTGCGAGTTTTTGGATTAGATCCTGATGAAAAAGATTTAAGACAGAATTTAAATAGTGCGCGCGATGTGAGCTTAAATAAATTTGATATAACAGACACTGAATTATTAAGCCAACAACAATATTCTTATTTATATGATAAGTTTAGAAATGAAAATAGAATAGACAGAGATAGTCTTCGCAAAGATTTTTATGATAAAGTAGATATAACATTTGATTTATCGCGCAATACTTATGACTTATCTAACAATCCAACAAAATATTTTATTGTTAATAGTATAGTAAATAGATTAGCAGAGCAGTCATTTGTTAAAGATATTGTAAATTCTAGACTATATAATTCAATATTTTCAAATAAAGCAAAATACAATAATGACTTATATAATAATTATATAGTAAATTTGACCGGAAACACATTATTGCCAAACAATTCCTTTTTAGGCTTGCCAATGGCTCCTTTTACTTACGGCACTTCTATTTTGTTGCGCGAAGGAGAGACTATATCGGGTGACCATGTCAAATATGGAACACGCTATAATAGTACTTATAGGTTAAATGGTTTTTTGAAGTTTAAAGAAAGTAAATATAATAGTGTAAAGACACAGTTATACGGAACAGCTAGTAATGTTGATAATACCAAAATAGATATTGAAATTGAACGGCTATGGAATAGATTATCTGCCGCCGAACAAGCAACTTGGAATGGCACAAGTGCTAGTACAGGTGTTAATAGTATAAGTTATGATTATTATAATTTAAATAATCTACAACAAGCACGAAATAGAGCAACAGCCCAACGCATATTAAGCGGAGGACAAACCGCACAAAATAATGAAATATGTCCCGCAAATGAAACTCCTACAAAATTTAAAGCACGAACAGGTTTAATATGTTATGAATTGTGTCAACCCGGTAAGGAACCAGACTCAACAGGACAATGTGTTAATAGTTGTCAAAGTGGAACAATACGAAATCAAGCAACAGGAACATGTGTGGCACGAACTTGACATAACAAACAATAAACAATAAACAATTTAAAAAAACAATATAAAGAAGCGAGGTCAAGTATAAACAATATTTACTTGACTATCAAGGTCATAATTCTCTATTACATTCTCTCTAGTTCCTACTAATATATGTTTTTTTAAACATTCACAACAATATGGATTTTTTATTTTATATGCTTTCTTATTTACTACTATTGTTGTCTCATTTAATGCTTCTTGCCACTTATGAATATAACGTCTATAGCCATAATTATGTAAATGTGTAAAGACTTCATAAGTGTCTTCATAACAATCTACATTTACACACTTAAACAGGTCTTCATAACGCCCTAGTTTTGTTAACAACATTTGCTTAGCAACTGTAAAGCTTGTAATCTCTCTATTCATAAACATGGAAGTGAGTTTTAAATTAATTAAGGATTTATTATCCCCGCCTACATAATATAATATATGCCTTATAATATCATAAGGCATAGCATTTAAATTCTTACTTTCATGGTTCATACTTTCTTTGTTCATACTTTCTTTGTTCATACTTTCATGGTTCATACTTTCTTTGTTCATACTTTCATGGTTCATACTTTCATGGTTCATACTTTCATGGTTCATACTTTCATGGTTCATACTTTATCGCTTTGTTCTAATTATTTTAATTATTAACTAATAAATTTATTAGTTAATAATCAATTTTATTTATCGAGTTTTTGTCGAAACTTTTTTTAAAAGTTTCTTATCAAGTTTTTGTCGAGTTTTTGTCGAAACTTTTTTTAAAAGTTTCTTATCAAGTTTTTGTCAAGTTTTTGTCAAAACTTTTTTTAAAAGTTTCTTATCAAGTTTTTGTCGAGTTTTTGTCGAAACTTTTTTTAAAAGTTTTTTATCAAGTTTAAAAAAAGTTTTAATATATATATAAAAAACATAATAAAATGTAGTTAGTAATATAATTAATATATATAATATGTATAAATTAAACAATTTATGGTCATGTTGGATACATTATCAAAATGATAATGATTGGACTATTAATGGCTATAAAAAAATAACACAAATTACTGATTTACAAGAACTAGTGTTATTTGTTGAAAATTTAAACGAAGCGTTAATAAAAAAATCCATGCTTTTTTTTATGAAAGAAGACGTTTTACCATTATGGGAGTCAGAAGACAATATAAATGGTGGTTATTTTTCTTATAAAATAAGTAATACTGATATTGTTGCATTATTCAAAATTATTGTGTATAAAATAATAGGTGCTAGTTTTATTGAAGATGAAGCAATTACAAATAATATTAATGGTGTTTCAGTAAGCCCAAAAAAGAACTTTTGTATTATCAAAATATGGATGAAAGACAAAAAAATTCTTAAGTCGTTAGATTTTGCCGTTAATAAAGACCCATTTGCTATTCATAGTTTTTTCCCAATAGAACAACAAGTATGTGTATTTAAAGCTCATAAACAATAAAATTAACCAGACCCAGACGATGGTAATGGCGATAAACATAATTTGATTTCTCCAAGGGAAGCCACATTATATTTAACAATTAATGGCCTATTGTTTTCTAAGTAAATTTCAATTTGATTACATAAATTAGTACATTTTATAAAATAAACCAAATTTTTGAGAGAATATTCGCCCTGAATAATTTTATTGTGCTGTTTATTTATCATTTGCATATTTGTATTATTTTCGCTTCGCCTTATTTCAGCTTTGGCAAATTGTCCGGCACATTTGAAAATCAACTCGTTTTCAACCGATTTTATTTCTATTTTTTCCGAAATATTAGCCAAATCTCTAATAATTTTTTGGAAATCATTAGACGGCATATTAATAACAGACGAAAACTCAATATTTGGGATTTCTAGTTCATCTTGCTCTGGCTCAATCAACTTTAATTTTTGTATTTTAGATTGCTTAATAGTTCCATTTTCAAATTTTAAACCTAATTCTGTAACAATACCTTCATTATAGTCGTCATTTTCAATATAAATTGTGAGCGTGTCGTCGTTATCAATGGCAGTAATCAATTTAAACAAATGTAATATATTAACGCCCACAATAATTTTCTCATGCTTACACTCATAAAATTCAAAGTTTTCGGCTTTTAAAAACAAATGAACCAAAATTGTATGTGTTTTATCCATATTTATAATTTTAATACCTTGCTTCGTAAAAATAATATTTGTTTCCAATAAAATGTCCTTTAGTGCAGCCATTAAAATGCGAAATGGCGCAATTTGGACTGTTTTTATTGTTAAAACATTATTGTCCCCACAATCATTAGATAACATAACTATTTTAGTTAAATAGTTATTAAATCTTTAAATAGAAATAGTAAATAGAAATATTTGTATAAGAAATAGTTGTATAAGAAATAGTTGTATAAGAAATAGTTGTATTTAATATGCTAAATGCTAAATATTGAATTACAAGATTTGGTACACGTTAGTCATATAAAGTAACTGTTGTAACATTATTTATTGATGAATTACCAACTCCATTAATTGCTACTACTCCTAATGAATATGAAATAACTTGTGAACCTTCCTGTATAGGCCATGCATTAGCATTTAGCGGCGAAATTATTTCAGATCTTTGTGTACTAGGTAAAGTTGTAGGTGATAATACACCATTAAATATTATTTTATATCCAATAATAGGTGAACCACCATTACTAGAGGGTTCATTCCACAGTATTATAGCTGAATTATAAGTTCTCTGATAAGCAGAGAATGAAGGCACACTTATACCACATTATATTCAAACTGATTACGTGTTTTTATCATATATACTAATACGTAAAAAGGGGGCATGTTTTCATGACTTTGTGTGGCTCCATCTCCTCTATACTTCACACCAGCGGTGCGTGGATCCGTCTCAGCTACGCCATCAGCAACTGCCACCGTGCTTCCGCTGTCATTAAACTGAACATCCCCACCAATCCTAGCCTGTGCCGATTTATTATGTGTATGTGATGGTATATGAGTAGCGTCTAATGTAACTCTCTCTTCGCCACCATAAGCATCCATTAGTCTATTCATTAAACCTGACCCATGTCCGTATCCCAAGATAAACCTACTTCTTAAATCTGGTCTAGGAGGATTTCCACCACCATCACATAGAGCCCATCCATATGGTAGAGTAGTAGAATTATATGCTACAATTACTCCATCGGGAAAAGCATTATAAAGATGTTGTGTAGTTGCTATTCTAACATTATTAATAGTAATAGCATTTCCATTTAGACTTGTATTAATATTTATGCCTCTAATATTTGTATTATTATCATTAATATTAATATTAACAATATTACCACTACTAACAGCATTAGCATTAATTGTAATAGCACTTCCACTTATAGTATGTGCAAGTAGCGTTCCTCTACTAATATCTAATAACGAACTTAATATAATAGCACTTGCATCTAGTGTTTGTGCTTTAATGTGACCATGACTAATATCCAACAGCGAAGTAACAGCTATAGCACTAACATCAATAGTTTGTGCTTTAATGTGTCCTTGACTGCTATCTAATAGCGAACTAACATTAATAACACTAACATCTATAATTTGTGCTTTAATGCGACCCCGACTAATATCCAATAGCGAACTAACATTAATAGAACTAGCATCAATAGTTTGTGCTTTAATACGCCCTTGACTAATATCCAATAAGGCACTTAGCGATATGTAACTGGCGTCTATTGTTTTACCGTTAATATGTCCTTGACTGCTATCTAATAGCGAAGTAACATTAATAACGCTAACATCTATAGTTTGTACTTTAATACGACCCTTACTAATATCTAGTGTGCTACTAATGTCAATGTTAACACTACTAATTTTATTACTAATAATGTTTCCTTTACTAATATCTAATGTGCTACTAATGTCTATAGTAGTACTACTAATATGTTTACTAATTATGTTTCCTTTACTAATGTCTAATATGCTACTTATATCAATATAGTTTGCTTTAATACGTCCATTGCTAATATCTAATGTATTAGACACATTGACAATAGTACTATTAATAGTGCTAGCATTTACATTCGTTACACTAATAGAACCACCTAAATTAGTTGTAATCATAGCCGAACCTATATACCCAGCATATATATTATTTACTATTATATCTCCACCACTTATATGTAAAGAACATCTGGGTTCTAGTGTATTAATACCAATTCTATTGTTAGAACTATCAATACATATTAAATTATTTGATGGAGGACTATAAGTATAGTCTTCTGAAACACTCTTAATTGCGCTAACAATTTTATTATAGTCACTATTTGACATACTTATTATTATAATAGTTATAGACTATAACTATTATAATAATGGCAAAATAACCAATTATTTTAATTCAATATGCTAAATGCCAAAATATTCAGCCGTGTATATTTATGATTATGATTATAGAAGTAATATTAAGTACCATTAATAATCAAAATTATAGTCATTTGTTTTAATTATATATACTAATACGTAAAACGGGGGCATATTATTGTGATAAGGAGACTGCACTCCCGTAGCTGTGGTATACAAGGTATCATTACTCTCGTATGAGCCCCAATCAATAGACGTAATACCACCACCGGTTGATTGCCAAGCCGGCCAATTAGGAAGATAGTTTATGGTATAATCATGTTCATGGCGTGGTAGATGGTCTGTCGTTAATAGCACATTCTCTTCACCACCAGAAGTACGGAAAGCTCTATTAGATAAACCAGTATTTAATATAAACCTACCTCTTAAATCGGGATAGGGATGTCCAGCACATAGAGCCCATCCATATGGTATATTAGTAATAGAATTATATGCCACAATTAATCCAACTGGAATAGCATTTTTAATATGTTGTGTAGTTGCTACTCTAACATTATTAATAGTAATAGCATTTCCATTTAGACTTGTATTAATATTTATTCCTGTAATATTTGTATTATTAATATTAATATTAACAATATTACCACTACTAACAGCATTAGCATTAATTGTAATAGCACTTCCACTTATAGTATGTGCAAGTATTGTTCCTCTACTAATATCTAATTGCGAAGAAACAGCTATAGAACTAATATCTAGTGTTTGTGCTTTAATGTGACCCTGACTAATATCTAATAGTGAACTAACATTAATAACACTAACATCAATAGTTTGTGCTTTAATGTGTCCTTGACTGCTATCTAATAGCGAACTAACATTAATAGCACTAACATCTATAATTTGTGCTTTAATGCGTCCCTGACTGCTATCCAATAGCGAAGTAACATTAATAGCGCTAGCATCTATAGTTTGTGCTTTAATGCGCCCCTGACTAATATCCAATAAGGCACTTAGCGATATGTAACTGGCGTCTATTGTTTTACCGTTAATATGTCCTTGACTGATATCTAATAGCGAAGTAACATTAATAACGCTAACATCTATAGTTTGTACTTTAATGCGACCCTTACTAATATCTAGTGTGCTACTAATGTCAATGTTAACACTGCTAATTTTATTACTAATTATATTTCCTTTACTAATATCTAATGTGCTACTAATATCTATAGTCGTACTATAAATAATTTTGCTAATTATATTTCCCTTACTAATGTCTAATATGCTACTTATATCAATATAATTTGCTTTAATACGACCATTACTAATATCTAATGTATTAGACACATTGACAATAGTACTATTAACATTGCTAGCATTTACATTCGTAACATTAATAGAATCTTCTACAAAATCATTATAATTGTTAAAATTCCTATAAAAATAAGTATTAGCATTTATAGAGGAACTAAATATATTATTTACTATTATATTTCCACCACTTATATGTAAAGAACATGTTGGATCTAATGTATTAATACCTATTCTATTATTAGAAGTATCAATACATATTAAATTATTGGGATCAGGACTATAATCATAGTCACGTGAAGCGCTATTAATTGTGTTAACAATTTTATTATAGTCATTATTATTTGACATAATAATTATTAATATAGTTATAGACAATAACTATTTTAATAATGGTAAAATAACTAATAATAATGAAAATAAATAACGCTTATATAAAATTATTAGGAAAATAATATAAATTAATTTATATTATAGTTGTTATGTTATATGCTAATTAGTTAATCGTTATAGTAATTGAATTAGAAAAAAGCGAAGTTCCTATATTATTTACAGCTTGCATATTAATACTATTTGTTCCAGACTCCAGATATCTTATTCTTTTTGATGTTAATGGAGGCAATGCATAATCATTAAAACCAAAATTAACAAATATATAATACTGTATAATATAAGAGAACCACCATTATTAGATAGTGCCTAAGTTATTGTTGCTAGAGAATCACTCATTCCAATATTAATGACTTACAAAAATAATGGTGCTTTGGGCACATTTAATTATAAGTAAAATCATAAAAATCTGTTTTCATTATATATATTAATACATAATATGGGGGCATATTATTATGGGAAGCATTGTTTCCTGTGGGATTAGTTGTAGAACTATAAGAAGGATAAGGCTGCGCAGGAGAATCAGCAGCATCCTCGTTACCTTGGTTTATGCCTGCTTGGCTGTTGGCAATATGTGAAATTAGACCTCCATGGGTATGCTGTGGTATCTGATATATCGTTAGACTAACAGCCTCTGCGCCAGTGGGTTCGTCCCCTATTGTTCTCTGACTCAACAATGAGGATAGAGGAGGAGCACCAACAGATGAAGTTGATGCCCCTAATATGAACCTACCTGTTAAGTTGGGTGTATTATTACTACCATCACACAAAACCCAACCTGGTGGTATATCAGTATAATAATACGCTATAATTAAACCAGTTGGAATAGCACTTTTAATATGTTGTGTAGTTGCTACTCTAGTATTATTAATATTAATAGCATTTCCATCTACATTTGTAATACTAATAGTAATTCCACTAACATTAGAGCCCGTATCAATATTAACAATATTACCGCTACTAACAGCATTAGCATTAATAGTAATAGCACTTCCAGTTATAGTATGTGCAAGTATTGTTCCTCTACTAATATCTAATAACGAAGAAACAGCTATAGAACTAATATCTAGTGTTTTTGCTTTAATGCGACCCTGACTAATATCTAATAGCGAAGAAACATTAATAGCGCTAGCATCAATAGCTTTACTTGTAATGCTACCCTGACTGCTATCTAATAGCGAAATAACATTAATAACACTAACATCTATTGTTTGTGCATTAATGCGTCCTTGACTAATATCCAATAGCG